TTCGAGGCTCACGGGGAAACATGCCCTCCTCGGAGCAAGTAACTACCATTGGCTGAACTATGACGCAGATAGATTGACCAATGCAGTTCTTAATTACCAGGCGAAGGAACGGGGAACACGGCTGCACGCATTTGCAGCAGAGTGCATTGATCTGAAGCAAAAACTGCCGAAGAACAAGAAAACCCTCAATACCTACGTGAACGATGCCATTGGTTTCCGCATGGATACCGAGCAGGTGCTGTATTACAGCGATAACTGCTTTGGAACCGCGGATGCCATTTCGTTCAACGATGGGTTCCTTCGCATCCACGACTTAAAAACCGGAGCTGTTCCTGCACACATGGAGCAGCTTTTTATTTATGCCGCTCTGTTCTGTCTGGAATACGGATACCACCCGAAAGATATTCGGATGGAGCTCCGTATCTACCAGAACGATGAGGTCTGGGTCGAGAACCCCACTGAAGAGGAAATTGACCCGATCATCGCTAAAATCAAAGAGTTCGACCCGATCATCACTGATATTTTGTTAGGAGTGGCAGCATGAATCCGATTGAAAAAGACCTCCGTTCTTATTTTGGCATTACTTCTGAAAGCAATATTCTGGAGCACTATGGCACCAAGCGGCACTCTGGTCGCTATCCTTGGGGCTCTGGCGACAATCCGTATCAGCATTCCGGTGATTTCCTGTCTCGTGTGGAGGAACTCAAAAAGAAGGGACTCTCGGAGAAAGAGATTCTGGAGACCATCAACAATTCTCTCCCTGATGAGTATAAGATGGGTCTGACTGAGTTCCGTACAGCCCGCCAGAAAGCAGGCCACGACCGCAAGGCATTGGAGTACGATCAAATTCGTGCGCTGAAGGATGACGGTCTTGGCTGGAAGGAAATTGGCGACAAGCTTGGCATGAGCGAGTCCAGCGTGCGGTCTAAGTATAACAATGCTATCGGTGAAAAAGCCAGTCAGGCTGAGAAGATCGCTGCGACTTTGAAAGCAGAAGTCGATAAGAAGGGCATGATTGATATTTCCGAGGGCGCGAATCAGGTCCTCGGCGTGTCGGAAAGCAAGCTGGACGAGGCTGCTTATATTCTGGAAGCAGAATATGGGTATCAGCGCTATGGCGTTGGCATCAGGCAGCCGACTAATGCCCGTCAGCAGACAAACATTACCGTCCTTGCGAAGCCGGAGTTTGACCAAAAGTATGCTTATCAGCATCAGGATCAGATTGATTCTCTTGGTGATTACCACTCCGATGATGGCGGAGAGACCTTTACGAAGCTTCAGCGCCCCTCCAGTCTGGATTCCAATCGTGTCGCCATTCGTTACGGCGATGAAGGTGGCCTGGATAAGGACGGCGTGATGGAGATTCGCCGTGGTGTTCCTGATCTCGATCTGGGCAAGAGCCATTATGCGCAGGTTCGTATCCTCGTTGACGGAGACCATTATCTGAAGGGTATGGCAGTTTATTCTGATGACCTGCCGGATGGTGTGGACGTTATGTTCAACACCAATAAGCCTTCTGGCACACCCAAGATGAAGGTTCTTAAGGAAGCAAAAGCTGATCCTGACAACCCGTTTGGCGCAGCTATCAAGGCCAACGGCCAGAGTATGTATATCGGTGATGACGGCAAAGAGCACCTCTCGCCGATCAACAAGCTGAAGGAGGAGGGCGACTGGGACACGATGTCTCGGAATGTCTCTTCTCAGTTCCTTTCCAAGCAGCCCAAGAAGCTGATTGAGAACCAGCTTAACCTTACTGTTGCGGATTATAAAGCCCAATATGATGAAATCATGCGGTACGATAATCCTACGGTCAAGAAGAAACTGCTTAACGATTTTGCTGATACGGTCGAAGGAACGTCCATGACCCTGAAGGCTTCTGCTTTCCCGGGCCAGTCCACGAAGGTTATCCTGCCGATCAATAAGATCAAGGAGACAGAGGCTTATTGCCCCACTTATGAGAATGGCACCAGGCTTGCACTAATCCGTTATCCTCATGCAGGTACCTTTGAGATTCCCATCGTGACCGTCAACAACAAGAATGTCAGCGGCAAGCGGAATCTAGGTGCAATTCAGGACGCAATCGGCATCAATGCAAAGGTTGCAGAGCAGCTTTCGGGTGCAGACTTCGATGGCGACACGGTTATGGTAATCCCTGTTACCGACAAGGTCAACATCAAGTCCACCCGTGCGCTGAAAGCACTGGAAGGATTTGACCCCAAGACAGCTTATGCAGTTCCTGAGGGTAATCCGAACAATGTCAGGCTGATGAAGAAAGAGGAAAAGCAGCGCGAAATGGGCGTGATTTCCAACCTCATCACCGATATGACGTTGCGAGGTGCCGATGAGGACGAGCTTGCACGTGCGGTTAAGCACTCCATGGTCGTTATCGATGCAGAAAAACATAAGCTGGACTACAAGCGCTCTGAGCGTGAAAATGGTATCCCCGAGCTGAAGCAGAAGTGGCAGATTCGTGTGGACGAGGAAGGTGCTACGCACTATGGCGGCGCGTCCACACTCCTGTCTCGCCGTAAGCAGACGGTTCGTGTACCTGAGCGCCGTGGTAGCATCCGAGTCGATAAAGAAACTGGTGAATACATCTACAAAGAAAGTGGACGTACCTTCACTGACCCTAAGACGGGTAAGGAACGTAAGGCCGAGGACACAGTCAGTCTGATCTCCGAAACAAAGGATGCACGTACGCTATCTTCTGGCACCATCCAAGAGAACCTGTATGCGGACTTCTCCAACAAGCTGAAGGCCATGGCCAACCAAGCGCGCAAAGAGGCGGTCAATATGAAGGGCATCCAGCGTAACCCTGAAGCGGCCAAGACCTATGCGCCTGAGGTTGCATCCCTGAAAGAGAAGTACAACAACATGATCGCTAACAAGCCTAAGGAACGCAAAGCAATGCTGATTGCGAATGCTAATATTAAGGCGAAGATTCAGGAACAGGGACTTGATCCTACAATCGACAAGAAAGAAATCAAGAAGATCTCTTCTGTTGAGATGCAGCGCGCTCGCGATTCTGTTGGCGCAAGCGGACGCAAGTCCAAGGTTACCTTCACGGACAGGGAATGGGAAGCTGTTCAGGCTGGCGCAATTTCCGACAATATGTTGACGAAATTCCTTAATTCGTCTGATTCTGACGAAATTGTAAAACGTGCAATGCCGAAAAATGTTGCTGTTATGACTTCTGCAAAGATGTCCAAAGCAAACGCAATGCTGAAAAGCGGTTATTCTTATGCTGAAATCGCCAAGGCCTGCGGTGTTCCGGAGTCCACGGTTTACAGCGCGCTCAACAAATAACAATCAATTAAGAAAGAGGCTTTGAATAATGGTTCGATGCTTTCTCACCACCTTTGACAACCCGTACAGTCCGTACGAGGAGTTCGAGAAGTGGTATCAGTATGATATCGAGCACGGCTACAACTCTTCCGGGTTGCTTATGAGGATCGCCGAGACCTCCTCACAGTTCACGGACAACGAAAATGCCTACGAAATTGAGAAGGCAATTGACAAAATCGTTGCTGCCGACCCGATAAACATCTACAAGAAGCTCAAGATCACCGTGCCCGACGAGGACACGCTCGGCCAAACCGCGTAAACCATAGGGAGGGGGTCTCAAAATCGACACCCCCTCTCAAATCGCGCCGGTCTTTGATATTTCCCCGGAGGGAAAATTGATATTTGGGCTTTAAGAAGAAAAAACGCCAGTATCCACGTGGTGTGTAGGTACTGACGTTTTTACATTTTATACGGTTCGATCTAACTCCAGCTTTTTGCACTTATCTGCAATCCACAGGAGAGTCTTCGTAATATTCTCCAAGATCTCTTCACGAGATACAGGAGCAAATTTGACCTTGGTAAAGTCATCGTAAGTGACTTTATCAATCCGAATTATATCGTCCATTCTATATCACCACCTTTCTTAGTAGAATGAACGATTCAAATGAGTTACAGGTCAACCTCCGAGATAAGTATAAGTGCATTTGTATGCGCAGTTAAGTCGAAACGGAACATAATCGCCGAGGTTCTGGGGTGTAGACCGGGGCTTCGGCGGTTTTTGCAAGGGCTCATGGGAGTAGTATCCTCCTATATATTTGGGTTCAGGGCTTTCGTGATGTTCAACCTCCATTGGGCATGATCTGCTTTTTCTTCTCCTTTCAAATGAGACAGGCTTAACTGGTACTACTGCGACTCCCATGAACCCTTGCAAAAGCAAAATAGGAATGTGAAACGAGGTTATTGCAATGAAACCTAAGAAGTCTGCTCCGGGTGAAATGTCGGCTGCAACTTCGCGGCCTGCAAGCACCCCGGAAGCACAAGAAAACTATATGATCAACCTGGCGATGAAGCTGGTTGAGAAACGACTGCTGGAAGGTACGGCATCCAGCGCTGAGACGACCCATTTTCTGAAGCTGGCGACCTCTAAGAACGAGTTGGAGAAAACAAAGCTGGAAGAGGAAAACAAGCTGCTGCGGGCAAAGACCGAGACACTACAGAATGCAAAGCGCTATGAGGAGATGTACGGAAAGGTCATTGCTGCTATGAAGAAATACAACGGCCTGGGAGAGGATGACGAGTATGACTTTAACTGAATTGGCATTTGCTATGTTCTGGCTCGTAATAATCATTTTTGGCTCGGTGTTTTTTGCAGAGTGGGCAGAAAAACACACGCAGAGTTATGCAATGGAACTCTTTGCACACTTTGGGATGCCTGTGCTGCTATGGTGCGGAATGCTGATTCTGTATGCGGCATTACAGCAGAAGGGTCTACTGAGGTGAGTTGATGAAATGATGAATTATAAGATGGCATTAGCTGTGCTGTGGTTTGCGGCTTTTACAATCTTTATGCTGGCGGTGTATTTCGGAAAGCACCCCGAAAATGCTGTAAGTACGACCATGCTGTATGCTCTCGGGGTACTGTCTGGGGCTATTGCATTCTGCGAGATACTGGAGCTGTTTGCATGAAAAGCTACACGGAACTTTGCACGCTGCCGACATACGAGGAGAGGCTGGAGTATTTACAGCTGCACGGGGAAGTGGGGAGAGATACCTTTGGGTTTGACCGATGGCTGAACCAGGACTTCTACCAATCGAGAGAGTGGCGGCAGTTCAGGGACAGGATCATTGCCCGGGACATGGGTTGTGACCTGGGGTGCAAAGACCATCCGATCACAGACTGGGTGCTGCGGGACGGAAAGCCGATCCGACCGAGGATCTCGATCCACCACATAAACCCCATAACAAAAGATGACGTTCTCCAGCACAGTGAAAAGCTGCTTGACCCGGAGAACGCCATTTGTGTTTCGGCGGCAACGCACAAGGCGATCCATTACGGCACCGGTCAAAATAAGAATATGCTGGATGGTGAACGGAAGCCGGGCGACACCTGCCCATGGAGGAAATAAAAATGAGCGCTTATATTTATCACCATGGCATCAAGGGCCAAAAGTGGGGCGTGCGCCGGTTCCAGAACCCGGATGGAACATTGACGAGTGCGGGGAAAGCGCGGAAGCGTGCCATGGATGTAAACAAAAACATGGATGCTGTAAACGAAATTGTAAAAACAATGTCGCGAAAAGACAAAGAACTCCTCAACCTTGATGGGGATGTTTATCAGGAAAGAGCCGAGGATGGGTATGCATACGTAAAACGCTTTGTTGAAAAATCAGGGGATGTGCCTATTTCTTTTTTTGACATCATTGGCGATGAAAAAGGAGTAGCGGTCTCTATTGGAACGAGAGCTGGAAGTAAGTATCGGAACAAGGGCTATTGCTCAAAAGTAGCCGAAAAAGGCATGAAATGGCTGGACGCACATAAAGACGAATACGACCAAATTGTCTGGTGGGCCAGAAAAGATAATGCTGGATCTATAAAAATTGCCGAGAAATCCGGATTTAAGTTGGACGAATCGTCAGTACTCCCTGATGATCCATGGGTTAAGTATCAGTATAAATAAGGAAAAATCAAGATGGAAAGCATCCTGACAAGTGTGAAAAGCTGCTTGATCCGGAGAACGCCATTTGTGTTTCGGCGGCAACGCACAAGGTGATCCATTATGGAACGGGAAAGGGCCCGAAGCTGCCGGACGGAGAAAGAAGACCGGGCGACACCTGCCCATGGAGGAAATGAGTATGTACCAGAAAAAAGCATTTAACCGGAGAGAGCAGGACTACGCCATGGGGCTGCGGCGGAAGCTGGAAGAGGCGGAGGCGATGCTCCAGCACCTTGCACCGAGCCGCGCGAGAAGCCTGGCGCTGACCAAGCTGGACGAGGCACTGCTCTGGGCGAACGTGGGCATTGCGGAAGCAGGGCTCCAGCAGGGCTATACGGCTGTACCACGGAACAGAGGCTTCGACTTTGATAATGCTTTGGCCACGAATGTGGATGGGCAGCAGGTGCGGGCAACACGGGCCGGGGATATCACGTTTGATGGGATGAAGATTGTCCCGCGGATGGATGAGAATCATGCTGTGACCGCACAAAACGCTGCTCCGAGTGCTGAGGGAGACCTCGTTTTGCTGAAGCCTGGTCAAGTGGCGATCGATGCGGGGAAGCTGGCCAAGCTGGTCGAGGAGAGTGCACAGAAAGAAGCGGCCATGGGGAAGGACGGAGCATCCCGTCACCTGGCAGAGCTTGAGCTGATGGCGCAGGCGCACAAGGACTGGTATTATGCCATGATGAGTTACATTATGGGCGACGACAGCGATGCCGAGGAGGAATCAAAATGAATTCGATCCTGACGAGCGTAAAGAAGCTGCTGGGCATTGCCGAGGAGTGCACCGACTTTGATGCGGACATCATCATGTACATCAACATGGCGCTGTTTGCACTGGTGCAGATGGGCGTGGGGCCCGGCGAGGGGTACGCCATTTCCGGGAAAGAAAACGAATGGACGGAGTTCGTTGCCGACCCGGTGAAGGTGGAAGCCGTGAAGGCTTACGTGGCTGTGAAGGTACGGCTGCTGGGCTTTGACCCACCCCAGAGCAGCACCACCATGGAAGCACTGAAGAATACCGCCTCCGAGATGGAATGGCGGCTGAACG